TATTCAATTAGAAGATGATTCAACTCTTCTATTGGATGATAGTGATACTAATACTCCAAATTCATCGACTGAAGGTAAACCAATTTGGGAATCTACAGCATCATTTGCTATATCTACTTTTGATGATCAAGAACAATCTACAGATCCATCGGCAAATAATGTTGGAATTGAGACTGTTGCAGATTCTATAATTGATTTTACAGAAGGAAATCCATTTAGTGAAGGTAATATTTAATGTTAGGCGTTACTTACTATCACCAAACAATAAGAAAATACGTTGCTGTTTTTGGTACTCTTTTTAATGATCTTAATATTGAAAGAACAAACGCTTCTGGAACTGTTATAGAAAAAGTAAAAATTCCACTTGCGTATGGTCCAAAACAAAAGTGGTTATTGGCAATGGCCGATACTACTGTATCAAGAAAAGTAACAGCAACACGAACTCCAAGAATGGGGTTTGCTCTTACTAGTGTAGATTATGATCCTATCAGAAAATTAAATACTGTTGGAAAAAATTGGGCAGCAAATTCTTCTCTATCTACTACAACAACTTTACTTTCTCAATTCAATCCTGTTCCATATAATTTTGCATTTGATCTATTCATTTTAGTTAAGAATGCTGAAGATGGAACACAGATATTAGAGCAGATTCTTCCTTATTTTACTCCAGAATTTACGGTGACTGTCAATACGATTCCAGATATGGGAATCAAGGCGGATATTCCAGTTGTTCTTAATAGTTCAAGTGTAGCGGATGAATATGAAGGAGATTTAGCCACTCGGCGAACAATCACATGGACACTTTCTTTTACTCTGAAGGGTTACATCTATCCAGACATAAAATCTAGTTCTATTATTAAAACAATTGAAGTCAACTTTAGAATTCCTGCAACCGCAGTTACTACTTCAGATCTTTCAAATTACATTTTAATGGAAAGCGGTTCAGCAAGTGCTCCAGTTTATATTCAAACAGATGGTTTACTTATTGCTGGGGGCGGAATCATGTTTGATGGAGATTTGGTTGCTGGCGGTACTGTATTGAATGAAGATGATGGTGGAATTTATTTAGACGGACTTGAAACCGCGGGCGGAAGAATTGTTACAGATGGTCTTGCTTATAGAGGATATCTTTATACTGAGGATGGTGATCAACTCACAGCAGAAAATGGAAATCTTTATATTGGAGATAATTATGAAGACGTGATTGCAACATCCGTGACTATTCTATTGGAAGATCAAGATGGAGCTATTATTACTGAAGATTTTGCTGTTGGAAATTCTGATAATGCTGGCATCATTCTTTTGGAATCTACATTGATAGAAATAAATGGTGGTTCTGTTCAACTTGAAGACATGGACGGTAGAATAATTACAGAAAATATCCAAATACAAACTGATGGTACTACAAGAATTATAAATGAAAGAGAAGATGACGGACTTGCAGATGCTACAATTAAAACAAGATATACAGTCGAACCATCTCCAAGTACTGCAACCGCCGATGATGATTATGGATTTAGTGAAACATTTGAATTTTTTCAAGATGGTAGAGAAAATGATCCAGCTACAGGTGATGATTATACATGATAAATGACATAGATGAAAATTTAGACAACATTTTAGAAATTGCAGAGAATCTTCCCAAAGTAACAAGGGGAGTTCCCCCAAGAGTCATGCCTGAAATTAATGGCGTGGAAGAAGATACAGACTTCAGATATACAAGAGAAAATTTATATAATCTTCTTGAGCGAGGTCAAGATGCGGTAGAAGAACTTTTAGAAATTGCTAAACAATCAGAGCATCCAAGAGCATTTGAGGTGGTGGGTCAATTAATAGGAAAATTGACGGAAACAAATAAAGAACTTATGGGATTACACAAAACTAAAAAAGAATTAAGTATAGAAAAGAGTGGTGGTGATGTTAATGTTAATAACGCAGTATTTGTGGGATCTACCGCTGAATTACAAAAGTTATTGAAGTCTAAAAGGACTTAAATTGCTATAGAGCTGTTGAGGAAAAAACTTAATGAAATCAGCTAATTATCTAGGAAATCCTAATTTAAAAAATGTTGGCCAGAAGATAAATTGGACAGAAAAACACCTTACTGAATACATGCTTTGTAAGGAAGATTCTGAACACTTTATACACAATTTTGTCAAAATTATTCATGTTGACCGCGGCCTTGTGTCATTTGAAATGTATGATTATCAAAAAGATATGGTACATACGTTCAATGATAATCGTTTTGTCATTTGTAAGATGCCTAGACAAACAGGAAAAAGTACAACTATTATTGCCTACCTTCTTCATTATGTTCTTTTTAATGAAAATGTCAATGTTGCTATTCTTGCAAACAAAGGAGCTGTCGCTCGCGAACTTCTCGGTAGACTTCAACTTGCATATGAACATCTCCCAAAGTGGTTACAGCAAGGAGTAGTAATATGGAACAAAGGAAATATTGAATTAGAGAATGGTTCCAAGATTTTAGCATCGGCTACTTCCGGATCTGCCGTTCGAGGTAGTTCATTTAATATTATCTTTCTTGATGAGTTTGCTCACGTTCCTTCAAATATAGCAGAACAATTTTTTACTTCAGTTTATCCTACTATTTCTTCTGGTGAATCTACAAAAGTTCTTATAGTATCTACTCCACTTGGTATGAATATGTTTTATAAAATGTGGGCAGATGCGCAAGAGAAAAGAAATAACTATGTGCCTTTGGAAGTACATTGGTCACAAGTTCCCGGTAGAGATGAAAAATGGAAACAAGAAACAATCAAAAATACAAGTGAGGTTCAGTTTACACAAGAATTTGAATGTGAATTTATAGGATCTACACATACTTTGATTAGTGCAACTAAACTTAGAACGATGGTTTTCAAGACTCCAGTATTTTCCAAGAATGGATTGGATGTATATGAAGAACCAATCAAGAATGCATTATATTGCATGATAGTAGATACTGCACAAGGAAAAGATCTAGATTATTCAGCAATATCCATTTTTGATATATCTCAGATTCCTTATCGACAAGTAGCAAAGTATAGAAGTAATAAAATTTCACCAATGTTATATCCTGATATAATTTTTCATATTGGTAAAAAATATAATATGTCATGGGTACTTTTGGAAGTGAATGATGTAGGATCACAAGTTGCTGAAACATTACATTATGATTTGGAGTATGAAAATATTATAGTGTCTTCTATGAAAGGTAGAGCGGGACAGCAAATTGGTGGTGGTTTTGCTAAGAATATTCAGCTAGGAATTCGAACAAGTAAACAACTCAAGAGAATTGGTTGTTCTGCATTGAAAGAAATGATAGAATCTGATAAACTTATAATATCAGATTTTGATACGATTTCAGAGTTGACAACTTTTGCTGTAAAAAATAATTCTTATGAAGCGGAAGAAGGTAGTAATGATGATTTAGCAATGACATTGGTGATTTTTTCTTGGTTGGTTCAACAAAGGTATTTTAAAGATTTAACAGATTTAGATATAAGGAAAAAGCTGGCAGATGAACAAATGAAAGCATTGGAGGAAGATCTTCTTCCATTTGGAATTATTGACGACGGAAGAGATGCAGAAACTTTTACAGATAATTCCGGAACTACTTGGACTATTGACGAAAATTCAAGAGCATATTTTTAAAGCGCTGGGCCTTCTGCGACTTTGAGATTTTGAATTAATTTTTTAGCATCTGGATGGACTCTAGTTGAATTATACTTCAATCGGGACTCGCTTTTTGAACATATAATTAAATGTTCTGGATTGACACAAGCATTGTTCTGACAAATTTGATGTACAATTAATTTGTCTGGAATTTCTTTTTTATGATAAAAGTATGAAAATCTATGTGCGGGTATAGATTTTCCTTTATATGAGAACATTCCATAACCTTGTTGTGTTTTTGATGCTTTCCATAACCAACAATTATTATTATCTAATTTAGCCACTTTTTTTAAAAATCGATCAATTTCTTTCATTTCACCCCCTTTATAAATATATTTATATCAGAATAAATAATTTTATTTCCAATTTATGTATTTTATAAATAATCTTAGTAAGAAAAATTATCACTTCACTTATCAATTCATAATAGAGGAGAGTTGAAATGCCATTTCAAGTAAGTCCCGGCGTAAATACATCTGAAATAGATTTAACAACAATAGTCCCAGGAATTTCTTCAATAGACGCGGGATTAGCTGGGCCATTTCGCTGGGGTCCGGTTAATGAATTAACATTGATTGATTCTGAAAAGCTTTTGGAAAGTACCTTTCAGTCTCCAGATGCAAATACATATTCTACATTTTTCACAGCAGCAAACTTTCTTCAATATTCTAATAGACTTCATGTAGTAAGGTCTACTTCGACTGCACAAAAGAACGCTTCTGCATCTGGAACCGTAGTTTTAACTGCTAATAGTTCAATTTATTATAACACTTATTCTGAATCTGATGGTACTCCAGTTACAGCTCAAGGTGATTGGCAAGCAAAGTATGCAGGAGAACTT